TAATCTTCGGTTTACCGTGTACCTTCACTTGTTTCAATCCACATGTTTCGATTGAATCGTGGATTATTCTTTGGGGGCAGCATTCAGCAATCGTGCGATCTTCTCGGCCTCGGCTTCGTCTTGCGGGTTAAGCTTTCGCCCAAGCAGGTTTTCAATCGCATCAAAAAACTGCTTATCCGGGGTTTCACGGTTGCCGCTGTGGTCAACATCTTTGCGGTCCCGCAGCCTGTATACACCGTAAAACCACCCTCCGCCAATGCAGTTACTGGTTACTTTCCATTCGCTCTTCATTTCAATTCGCCTTCTTTCTTTAGATAGTCATAGCAAATGTTCTTTTCGTGCGCGGCGGTTCGCTCAAAGTCTGCCAGTGCGTCTGCCGGCACTCGGTAACATCGACCACCCACCGTGACTGCACGAAGCTTGCCGAGTCGAATCCATTCCCAGACCGTGCGTTTAGACACGCCGTATCTTTCTGCGACTTGCGCCGCAGTGTACATCTTTTCCATAAAAACGTTCTCCCTCATCTTAATCTTGTTTTTCGCCTCTTGCGTCTTGTTGCGTTCTGTACTATAATGTTGTTGCAGAATCTTAATAGTGCGAAACGCATTTCCGGCATCAATAGGCGTTTTTGTTGTTGGTTGTTTCGGGTTCATCATTATTGTATCCCACAATTGTTGGTATGTCAATAGCGAAACCAACTTCTGTGGGATATATTTTCTGGAGGAGATACTATGGATACATCACGAATAGTCGCGCTTGCAAAAAAGCAGGGAAAAAGCATCACATATCTTTGCGGTTTGATTGGGCGATATCGCGGATACATGAAAGACATCAGCAAGGCTTCATCCGCCATGCCGATGGAGTATTTGCAAATAATTGCTGCTGATTTAGGGACAACGCCTGAATATTTGCTGTTCGAGACGGATAACCCATCCGTGATGATGAAGAATGACTCTAACGTTCGCGGTTTTTCCATGGAAAGATCCGTTGTGCAGATAAAAGTCTACGGCACTATTCCGGCCGGAATTCCGGTCGAGGCAGTTGAAGACATAATCGATACTGAAGAGATTCCTGCGTCATGGCTGAGCGGCGACCGTGAGTACTTCGCATTGCAGGTTCACGGTGACAGTATGTATCCTCAGTATCTCGAAGGTGATGTTGTAATTTTCCTTAAAACTGATACGTGCGAGACGGGCGATGACTGCGTTGTCTACGTCAACGGGCAGGACGCAACACTCAAGCGAATAAAGCGGTATGAAGATGGTTCGTTAAGCCTCTGCCCTTTGAATACAAGTTATTCACCCTGCACATTCACGGCAAAACAGGTTCAAGAGTTGCCCGTTACCATCGGCGGTGTGGCTGTTGAGCTGCGCCGCAAGTTCCGTACGAGGTGAAACTGTGTACCAACTTCCCAATTTGCAATCCTCGCAGGTGCTGATATACCTGCGCAAATCCAGAGCGGACGACCCAAGTCTGTCCGTTGAGGAGGTGCTGTCCAAGCATGAGCAGATGCTGAACGAGTGGGCTGCACGCAGCCTGCCGGAGCCACATGTGGTCCCCGAAGAAAACCGGTATCGCGAGGTTGTATCCGGTGAGACGATAGATTCACGTCCCAAAATGCAGGAGCTGCTGCGCCGAATCGAGTCCCCATCCATCCGCGCAGTTCTGGTGGTGGAGCCGCAGCGTTTGAGCCGCGGCGACCTTGAAGACATAGGCAGAATCGTCAAAATACTGCGATACACAAACACGCTCGTTATCACGCTGCAGTACTCATATGACATGCATGACGCTCATGACAGAGATGCCTTTGAGCGAGAGCTGAAACGGGGGAACGAATTCCTCGAGTACCAAAAACGCATTATGAACAACGGTAAGGTTCTGTCGGTCAAAAACGGCAACTATATCGGGAACGTCCCGCCGTACGGATACAGGAAGGTCCGCATAAAGGACGGCAAACGTTACGCATATACACTGGAACCCGACCCAATAGAAGCGCCAATACTGAAAGCCATTTTTACCTGGTATGCCGACGGCATCGGAACAACACATATCTGCGATAAGTTAGAAGAAATGGGTGTAAAACCGCGAAAGGCGAAGGCGTGGAGTCCTTACTCGATTGCCGGTTTTTTCAACAATCAACACTATATCGGCAAGGTTATTTGGGCACACCGAGCAACTGTACGCACGATCGAGAACGGTGACGTCGTTGTTCGACGGCCGAGAGCGGATGACTACATGGTGTTTGACGGGAAGCATGAGCCTTTAATCGATATGGAGCTCTGGAACCGTGTGCAGGCAATCAAGTCGCTGTATCCGCCGGTGAAAAAAGGACGTGATGTTAAAAGCCCTTATGCCGGGATGATGTACTGCAAGAAATGCGGTCGTGCCATTAAGCGTCAAACGTACACAACCGGTGAAATACGCTACGTGTGCATTAATCAGCGGGCGTGTAAAACAGCGTCCTGCACAGATATTGAGATGAGGGACGCCGTTGCGAAACTGCTTTCGGACAGCCTCGAAGCGTTTGAGGTCCAGCTGGAGCAGATGGAGGAGAAAAATAAGGCAGCCGCCATGCGTCAGGACATCCTGAGCAGCCTAAAACAGCGTCTGGAAGACCTATATGCACTGGAAGCCGCCCAGTGGAATGAAAAGGCCAAGGGAGCCATGCCTGACCGTGTATTTGAGCGTTTGAATGCGGAGGTGGTCAGTGAGATTGAGTCAATTCAAAAAAGCATTGCTGAGTCAGAAGCAAACCCGCCTGAACCCTGTGATATTGCCGAGCGCATCGTTGCATTCCAAACCGCCCTGGATCTTCTTATGGACGATACGGCACCTGCAAAAGAAAAGAATGCGCTGCTTAAAATGTGCTTCAGCCGGATATGGTACAGCCGCAAGCAGAAGGACGCCGAATACGGAAGACGCTGGGGTCAATCGCATCCCATATCACTGTTGGCGGAACTCAAGGTCTGAACTAATGTGCATCATCATGGTGCAATTTCTTCAGTGCCATGATGATGCACATAAATAAAACAATAGCCGCCGAACGCGAAGCTCATGCGGCTATTGCAGTTAGTGTATGTGTTTTAGAAATCAAATTGTGCTATGCACTGCATCGATGTAATCGATGGTTGAGGCGCTGGAGTTTCATTCTTTTCCTTTTCACCTGACAGTCCAATAAGAATAAAACCGCCCCAAATCGCAACCAGTATGATGATTTTCCAAAGGGTCTTCAGCTTTTTCGATCTCACAACGATGATAGTCAACGGGATCGGGAAAAACAGTATCCACCCGATAATCCACCACTTGAGGTTCTTCTTTTTCTTCTCTTCCCTCTGCTGTTCTGCAATGGTCGCTACAGCCGCATCCCTCCGAGCCTGCATACGTCCTACCTCAAAATCGTACCCAGCCTGCATATGTCCTACCTCAAAATCGTACCCAGCCTGCTTTGAGTTGTCAAACTGTATGTGACGTACTTCGTCATCAATCATAATTGGAGTTTCACAAAATGGACATTTGGCCTGTTTGCCGTCGGGATCGATACTCAGCGTACCGCCGCAATGCGGACATTTCATGCTTATAAGTTTCATTGATGTTATCTCCTTGTTCGGCGATTTTATTCATTGATATAATGCATACCACATAAAATCACATATTTCAATCTTTTTCTGCATTGAATTGTTAATACTGATAAAGCACAAGCTGCGCATGTACAGCGAAGTCCAAGGTCGAGGTACAGCTTAGCGGCAGAGCTATCCGTTACGTTCGCGCGCACGCGCGTATATACGGGCACATATATGGGCGTGCATGGCGCGCGTTTCACGCGTTCGCCTTGCGCGCGCTTATTTTTAATACTCTATAGTAAATATTGTTACATTGACTACATTAATAGAAAAAGC